TAACATATATATCATAATATTCTTTTACATATCTAAAATGTTTAGTTCTAATATGTTTTGAAAATTTATACGGACTAGAAAAACTCGAACTACAAACTTTACATTCATAAATAGACATGTGCTGATACTCCCGTTTAGTATTAGAGTGGTTGGGGACTGCCATCCCGTAAACCACATTATTTATATTATATTTACCTTTGTATGTCATATAAATATATATGATAGTATAGGACAAAGATATTAATGACTATTCGTTCAAGTATAGCAAATGTAACAAGTTCTGATTTAAATTCCACAACTGGATTAGGTGTAGCATCAGATTATAAAACAGGATTACCACAAGATTTAGCACAATCAGATTATAACTTTTCTTATCTAACTTTTCCTAATGATGTCGGAATGGATGACGTAGGACATTATATGGTCATCAATATCAATGTTCCTACTAAGATTGGTGGTACTGATGCAGCAGGTCAATATAAAGATTATTTCAATTTAGTTGAACCTATACAGAGATCAAAAGTAGATACACTTAGATATGGTGGTGGTGCTACATTTGTCGGTGCAGGATCTTTGATACCCATAGCAGCAGTTACTAATGGAAATGCATCTACTGTATCTATTCCAAGATTTACCAGAAGAATTCAACAATCAATTGCTATGTATATGCCAACACCACTTATCTTCAATACAAATAACGTATATGAAGAAGTATCATTAACAGCATTAGCGGGTAAAGTAACAATTGGTGCTGCATCTGCTGTTGCTGGTGCTGCATTAGGTGCCTGGGCAAGTTTATCTGGTGGATTAACACAAGCGGCTAAAGCAGTAAAAAGTCCTTCTGGTCAAAATATATTATCATCTGCTGTAAGCGGTATAGCAAAACTAACCAGTAATCCAATTAATCCTGCTGTAGAAATACTATTTGCTAACACACCAGTAAGACAATTTGCATTTGAACTTCTTTTGGCACCTAGAAATCAAAAAGAATCAGAAAGTATACAATCTATAATTCAAACACTAAGATTCCATGGTGCACCAGAAATTAATACAGCAACAGCAGGACTTACATGGATACCACCTGCTGAATTTGATATTACATTTTTCAATAAAGGTGTTGAAAATATGAAACTTCTAAGAATAAACACATGTGTATTAGAACGTATAGAAGTTGACTATGCACCAGCGGGAGGTACTTTTTCAACATTTAGGAATGGCCATCCTGTTGCAGTAAGACTTAGTTTAGGATTTAGAGAGTTAGAGCCTATTCATAAACAAAGGATACTTCAGGGCTTCTAAGAGTGTTTCAAGGTTTTTATTATTATAAATACTATCATAGAAAAAAAGGAAATAGACTATGGCAGTAATTTATAAAGCAACAAACAAAATCAATAACAAGTCATATATTGGATTTACAGTTGATTTTGAAAAAAGAAAAAAAGAACATATAAAACAAATACAATATGGACTCACATATTTTCATAAGGCATTGAAGAAGTATGGTTTAGATAATTTTGAATGGACTATATTAAAAGATGATGCAACATTAGAAGATGAAATAAAATTGATACAAGAACATGAAACTTTTTGGACTTTAAATAAAGGATATAATTTGACATTAGGTGGCGAAGGATTACTAGGTCATATAAAAACTGAAGAGACAAAGAAAAAATTGAGAAAAGCACATTTGGGTAAAAAACCGACAGAAAATCAATTGAGAACACTGCGTGAAAATGCAAAAAAGATGCAAGAAATTGGTCATACTGAAGAGACCAAAAAGAAAATATCTGAATCTCATAAAGGTAAAATTTTCACAGAAGAACATCGCCAAAATATATCACAAAATCATGCTGCTAAAAAAGAAACTGGATCATTTTATCAATCTCAGGAATATAAAGACAAAATGAGTGCTTCATTAAAAGGTAAAAAAAGAACAGAAGAAAGTAAAGAAAAATATAGACTTGCTGCCATTGAAAGATGGAAAAAAAGAAAAGAATTACAAGGATTTTAAATGTCACAATTTTTTGATAAATTTCCACTCTTACCATATGATATTGAAGGTAAAAGATTATCTACGTACCAACTTACAACTAATATATTCTTTAGATTGAGAATCATTCGATCAGTTCTTAATAATATCTCTGCATATTATGAACATCTAGTTTCAGATTCAGATACTCCAGAAATTTTAGCAGATAAAGTATATGGTAATCCAGAAGCACACTGGATCATCCTAATGGCTAATGATATCATTGATGCACAATATGATTGGCCACTAAACACAACAAACTTCAATAAGTATATCATCAAGAAATATGGATCTATTGCAAATGCCAAAACACAGATCCATCACTATGAGAAAGTAGTTACTAGAGAAGAACAACTTACTGGAATAGTGACAGAAACAAGATTTGTGATCAACGAAAATAAACTAACAACCAATACTCCTGATGTTCCTTATGACTACTATAATAATTTACCCGAAACACAAGAAGTTAATACATATAACCTAGAAGATGATAGAACAGTAGTAGAAATTACAAGAAGAGATGCTATTTCTTGTTATGATTATGAAGATCAATTGAATGAAAAGAAGAGATCGATTAAGATTATTAAGCCTGAATATTATGCACAGATACTTCAAGAATTTGCATCACAAACAAAACGTGATGTTCCATATATAAGGAAATTGGTATAAATTAAATGGCAGAAGAAACTTTACCTAATGGCGAAGAACAGTTAGTATCAATTAAACTTGGTTTTCTAGGTGTTCCTGATTACAATCTATTTCAAGTTACACCTGATGAGATAATTTTAGGTGAAAGTATATTGACACCAGGACTACAGACATCAGTTAGTGTTTTCAGTTATATTCATAGTTTGCCACCAAAAAATTTAGATTTATTCAAAAACTCTGATATGAGTATTGAATTACAAAGAGACATATTAGGTTATTTTGAATTGCCTACATCTATGAGTATAAAACAAACGACATATAGAATTGATAATAGAAAATTAATGAATAACAATATTGAGCAGTTCACTATACATGCTTGTGATCAATCTTTATTAAATGATGCAGGAACTCTTGTTAGTAAAATGTGGTCATGCAAAACACCATCACACATCACTAATTATGTTTTAAGAACTTGTGCTGGTGTAAAGAATCTGGATGTAGAAGAATCAAAACCAGCAAGAGATTATAGAGCAGAAAACATACATCCATTTCAGGTAGTATCACAACAAGCCCAAGCTGCATTAGATCCAGAAGATGAGCCATCGTTTGTTCATTATATGACTTATGAAAACGGTGGCACACATCATTTCAGATCATTGTATTCTTTGTGTAGACAATCACCAGTGATGAATTTTAAATTTGCCGAAGTTGGTGCTAAGAATGGATATGGTAATCCTTATACAATTATGACATTATCATTTCCTTGTGATTTTGATCTATTATCTGATATACTGAATGGTGTAGGAACAGATGGTAAAAAACTTAATACATTGTTAACTTTTAATCCCATAACAAAATCTACTAACTTATTTGGTGTTAATGTGAATGGTTGTGGGATAGGTGCAGGTGTTGTTAAGTTGGCACTATCTAATATGGATTCAGCAAAACAACAGAATGCTTGTCCTGATTACACAAATCTTTATATTCAGAGAAGACAGGCAAGAATGTCTCTCTTAGAAAAAGATAAAATAGCACTAAGACTAACTGTACCATGGAATCCAAAGTTGAATGCAGGAAAAGTAATTAGTATCGATTGGATAAATAAAGAAAAAGAAGATGAAAAAGTATATGGTTCTGGTACATATTTGATTGCCAGTTTATCTCATAACATTAAATTTGGTGGATTCTCTACAATTACAATGGATTGTGTGAGTACTACTGTAGGACAAGGAATAGTATAATATGCCAGGTATTCAAAATTTTCCAGATGATTTGAGACCAGTTATTGTCGTTAGTGGTAATCAAGATTTAGATCAATATAATTCTGGACTATGTAAAGTTGTTAATCCATTAATACACTCAAAAGAAGGATATCCAGTAGATCAATTAAATTTTATTGGTGGTCTTATTTCAACAACTCAAAAAGCAATTGAAGAAAATAACAAAGCACCAGAATATGGAACAGTGTGTCTATCAAAATCAGAAACTGGACTACCTGGAACAGAAACAATCATAGGTGTATTCAAACAAGTAAACAATCCATCATCACAACCTGGCAATAATCCAGTTGCTGAGTGGCTAAAATGGGCAATACAACAATCTACTGGTAAAAAAGTCAAACCCAATATCAGAGAAACCAGAAATAAAGGGGCAAAAGTTAGAGAAGCCAACGAAAAAAATCAAGAGTGGAAACATGCATTAACAGCAGGATTAAATATTAGTGTTACTGATCCACCAATTCTTGGCCAATATGTTTCAGAAATTAGACAAATAGCAACAGCAATCCAAAATTTTGCTGAGATTCCTACATCAGGTATACTATCACAATTACCTGGTTCTATTATGAATCTTGCTTCTTTGTTAAACAATATGTCAAATAGTCAAAAAAGTCAAGCAACAAAAAATATGCCAAGTGAAGTTGCTACAGCATTCAATAGTATGACAAATCTATTAACAAGTACATCTACTGATGGTAGCAATGTGACATCGGATA